AGTATGGCCAGCCGGGTTTCGGCCCAGCTGGCCAATGTCTCGGAACGGTGTCAGGTATGGTGTTCGTCTATGATACTCGATCCGACTGCACCCTTTCAATAACTTTCAGTCCATTCCGTTTGCAGAAGAGGCAGACTCCGTATCCCTCACCACCAGGGGCTGGTGTTATTACCTGTCCAAGAGTCAGGTTCTTTATCGACGCCATCTGCTGATCTCTTTGGCAATGAACGCATCTGAGCTTGTAGTTTACGGCGTAGCTCGCCGGCACTGACATTGGCATTTGATACTCCGAGCTTTCCTTCTACCAGGGTCGCTCGAATCTTGTCCTTGAGCAAGACAAACATCGCATCAAGCTGCTGTTGGTTCCGCCGAACGATGGCGTTGGCGAGCCGGCTGCAGTCGGCACAGACCCTCACACCCTCCCAGACTCCTGTCGCCTCAGCTCCACAGTTCATACAGGACACGGCCACTTCGCACCTCTCACGAACTTCTGGCACTCCTCGAAGCCGGTGATCCAGAAGTCTCCATCTTGGCCGACATAGTGCCACTTCATGATCGGGTTTTCAAATGCCTCGAGGAGCCACTTTGCGATGGTCTCCTTGTCCCCGTGGAGGTGGATCGTGGGCATCTTCTGGATGAACGCTTTCTGCGTCTTTGGATCGATGTGCGGGGCGAGCGTGTTGCACTCTTCGTCTCGAGCCCACTCGAACTCCTCGATGACCTGGTAGCGGTTGCAGTCTCGGCGGAGCTCGCCCTCTATCTGGTCAGTGCCGACGTTGCCCCGCTTTCCATACAAGGTGACGATCACGCTGACTTCCTCGCTTTCTTCTGAACTACGTTCCCGTAGTCCTCGCTCTCCTTGACGAGCTCGTACCGCACACCGGTGGTCTTCCCATTCACCTGCTTGCAGAGCCACTCAGGTGGATGCCCAGTGATGTCGGAGAGACGCTCCCAGAAGTGGTCCCCATGAAGCTTGAGTAATTGATCCCTCAGTCTCTTCGTAATCGTTACGATCATTTTGCCTTCTCCCTCGCCAGTTGTCTGGCTACTGGGGCGTAGGATGTTCTGTGATGAGGAGACACCCCGTACTTCCTCAACGCAGTCTTGTGGGCCTTGGTCACGTAGCCCACGTTCTTCCTCCAGTCGTACTGCGGCCACCTATGCCACAGCTTCACCATCATGTTATCTCTGTGCACCTTGGCGATCACCGAGGCCGCACTCACAGCCTGATACTTGTCGTCAGCCTTGATCACAGCATTCTGAATCTTCGTCGGTATCCCAGCGATCTTCTGGTTGCCATCTACAATCACCAGTGCGTCTGGGAATCTCTTCAGGCACTCGTTGGCGCAGATCGCCATGCAGTACCACCTGCACCTTGATATGCCGCTCGTGTCTATGAGCCTCGAGTGAGCGCCGGCGATGACCCATCCCAGTGCTTCCTCCTTGATCTTGTTTGATAGCCAAGCACGATCTGAGGGGCTCATCTTCTTCGAGTCACGCAGGCCTGCGAACTGGTAATCTTCAGGTAAGACAACAGCAGCAGTGACCACCGGGCCAGCCATTGCACCGAGCCCCACTTCGTCGACACCGATGATCATCTTTTTCTTTTTCGCCACCATACCTCCTCAACTAAGCAATTGCCGCCACCACCCTTATACCTCAAATATCCGATCCAGATCACTGCAAAAAACGTGATCAAAGAGTTACTAGAATATTGAGGAAGGAACATCTAGTTCCTCTCACTAACCCTGAGACTGGGGCGTAAGGTCCCGGTAGAAAGGCTTTTGCCATGTCGTACTATACCGAAACCGAACAGAGAAACAGCCATTCCAACAACAATCTGGGAGAGGTCAAGCGAGTGGTCAGGCTCTTCGAGGAGAGCTTCGGCCGGACCACCAGAATCGCCACCCGTACCTTCGTCCTCGACAGGTACTCCCTCCGCATCAAGCGGATCGTCGGCGACGACGGAGGCTGGAAGGCCTCCGGTCAGTTCGATAGGTTCGGACGAGTGGGCGACGTCTTCAATCGCCCCAGTTCCCGTCCCGTTGTTCGCACCGTCGAGAGGGTACGTGTAGTCGAGCGTACCGAGACGAGCGGTAGCGTCGCTGTCGGTGCAGCGGCCGGCCTCATCATCGGCTCCATCATCGGAGCGGCTCTCGACTCAGACAAGTAACTTCCTCTGATCCTTGGTGTTCGTCATATCCCTCGGGGAGGGCCGCTCACAAAGCGGTTCCTCCTTTACCTACTCATTCAGCACGTCGATGATGGCTGTCCCATCGGGAGCCAACAGGATTGGAGACTCCTCTCCCGGCTCCACTATGATCGGTGGATCCTCCTCTCTTCCTCGAAGCTCTATCGGCTTCGTGCTCTCGTTCCAGATTCGTGCTCCCGGCGACTGGTTTAGCAACCGGAACCTGTCAAAGTGCGATGGCATCTCAACCTCCAAAAGAATGTGCCGCCCCCGGAGACCACACCGAGGGCGACACGACTGGCGAAGAAGCACAGGCCCGCTCGATGAGAAGGTCTGGCTCTTCGCAGTGTAGCAGCTCAGGATTGGGGAGTGGAAGAAGGGGGCGATTCGTTGACCGCCGTCTCCACATGACTTGGCGAGGGGACAGTCTTTTGACGATACTCCTGGCAGACTGGATCGATGCCTTCTGGGCACCCACTCTTTCCGGGCCGACACCAGAAGGCGTTGAAGGTATCCGTATCGGGTATTCGGTTGAGTCCACGAGAGCAGGCGATCTGATCATCGCACGACGCCTTTCCGCTCTCACATCGACCTCCCCACGTGATGGGACGATGGGGAAGCCAGGCAAGGGTCTGCCCCGGTCTTGGCGGCGGCAGCTCACCCTTGATGAGGTGGCGGCCGAGCTCGACAACCTCTGAGCACCGCTTCTGGTATCTGGCGTCCCACTGGTTGAGCCTTGCATCCTCTGGTAGCCCAGAGAAGAACTCCTCTGGTGGGTTCTCGCAGTCCAGAGTCATCTTGCTGATCCACGTAGCTCGCTTGTTCCGGGCCTTGATGTAGCCAAGGACATGTCGCTGGTGGCGGCGTAGAGCAGAGAGGAATGTCTCTCCTTCACCGTCAACGCACTCCGTGATTCGACGAATGTTTCCCCGATCGCAGGTACGCCGTCGGTTGTTCTTCACCACCTGCCATATGCCCACACAATCCTGTGGGTTGCCGTCGGCCTCGGCGATGCAAACCCGAAGAAAGGCCTCGAGTGTAGCTTCCTCGCTCTCTTCCTCTGGAATGTTCCAGAGCTTCCCTCTCGTCTCTGCGGGACTCTCCCACTGAAAGCGACGTACCTTTCTGTGTCGTCTCTTGGGACGATTCGACATCTCCTCGTCGAACTGCCGCTTTGACTCGTCGAGCTCCGCATCAATCTTGGCCCAACGCTCCTCCCTCTCACGTTCTCTTTCTGCCCACTCTCGATCAAAGCGCTCTCTTTCGGCCTTTGCTCGGGCCTTGTGTTCCTCGATCCTCAAGGCAAGAGCTCGTGAACCAGCCTCACTACCGTCGGCGTCAGAACAGCCAACCATCGAAGCAAGACATAGCCCTCCAATCACCATCGCCACCGCAGCGGCAAAATTTGCGACGTGTTTCATTGGTGTAACCTCCTATCACGTACCACCACCTGCCTTCCACACCAGTGTAGCTTTGATCAGGGAAGATCAGAGCGGCGGTTGTCGCCTGATCACATCAGAGACGATCCCATTGACGGGCCATTACAGTAAGAAGCCTCTGAGCCTCGGCGTCCATACCACCTGCAGTCGGGAGCATGTTCTTGTATCCTCGCCCGCTGGCCCGTCGTTCCTTCCAGCGAGACCGGAATATGGCTACCGTATCATCAAGGTCGCCGCCAACATAGTATCCGAGGCTCCTAAGTGTGTTCTTCCATCCAGACGTTTCTCCTATGTCCGTGACTGGGGCAGTCCCGTAATCCTCGTCCCAGTCGTTGGGGACGCCGTCCCAATCGTGTCGATACAGACCTTCAGCGAGAGCCGACTCACTGATCATGTAGTCCTCACGTTCGGATGGGTCATCGTCGTAGAACTCATTGAGAAACGAAGGATACTGCTCGCTGTTGTAGAGCGAGTACTCTCGAATCTCGTGAATAGGGAAATGTGGACCAGGATCGATCCTGGTGTTTGACACATGAGTGTGGCCGAGCAGCCTCTCAGGCAGTATTGGATGTAGCGCCGCCATCGTGCGGTTGATCCACAGCACAGCAGACATCTGCGCACGAGTATACGGTTCCCAGTAGGAGCTGCCAACCTGTATAGGGTCCCGACCGTTGTAGCGGTTGCGGCCCTTCATCCAGAAGAAGCCGTTGCTCTTCTCCGTGAGCTGCCCGATATTTCTGATCTCGACACCATAAGACCATTTGTTCGCTGCCCCTGCGTGCCAGAACGTCAGATCGTCGCCCATGAAGGCAACTTCCGTCGGCAGGCCGTCCAACAACGGGTAACGATCTCGGATACTCTCGAATCTTGGGATGTGACAATCCCAGACAACGAAATGGACACCAACACCCTGCCTACCGTAGCGAGCAAAGCGCTGGCGCATGTTTGGGTAGCGCCCGTACGGACGCTTCTTGTTGTAGCCGGCGTTCGACGCCGTGTAGTGCATGATCCCTCCAATTGGTTTGCCATTAGCGAAGGGACCATAGTTGTTCTTGCCAGACAGCTCGAACGGGATTCCGAGGACCTTGGCTGTGTCCTTGGAATAGGCGTAGAGCTGGTCTAGCCGTTCACGAGCTTCTACTGCATCCATAGTTTCCTCACCAGTTCTGTGGAATGTTCAGTGATGATACCTCGGTCGTTCAACTTCTTGCGCATGATCGAGGTCCTGTGGTCTGCGTGCCCCAGCAGCAACGCATGGCCGAGCTCGTGGACGAGCGCAGCCTCGTAGCTTCTTTTGTCGTAGGTGTACATCGGGTTGATCGAAATGTCCACCCAGTGAACCCTACCTGTCTTGAGATCGTAGTTGTGGTTGGTGAGTCCCCCACATCCTTCTTTTCCACCAACGGTCTTGACGCTCAGAGCCACAGTGCCAGCTCGATAGGCTGCAGCCTGCTTCACTGTCGGATCTCCAGCCATCATGAACATCGGGTGGTCAAAGAACTCCTGGCTTACTCGTGTCCTGAATACGCCGTGGCCCACCTTCTTCTCCCAACGATTCACAGCGAGCTTCAGTATGTCCTCGTCGATCGTATTGTCGGCAATGACATCCCACACCACCTCTCCGGCGAGCGGAGGACGGGCTAGGGTGAGCATCGTCTTCTCGCCGGAGATGTCGACATAAATGAAATCCTCATTGACATCGCCACGGCGCACATGCGTGACGATCGCATAGATCAGCGACGGAACGACAATGGCAGCCACAGCGATGCCGATGTAGATGTTAGGATCCCTCCACATACTCCACTTCTTGCTCATTCTCGCCTCCAGTCGATCATTTTGGCCTACCGTGGTCCTCTTTGTCCAGAACCAGACGAACTTGGTCAAGGTTGTTGAGGGTCGGCTGGAAGTACCTCGAGGTGTTTCCGTGCACTCTCCTCAACCACGCCTTGATCTTCTCTGGCGCATCAGAGTCCTCGACCATCTTCTCGAACTTTTGGACTTCATCTGACAGGACCTTGACGTGGGTGCGAAGGTAGAATGCCTGCTCTGCGATCTCACGGTTCTGGTAGCTGTCATCGACCTGAATGATCTCCGCCGGGCTCTTGAGTACTGTCTTCTTTCTCTTCACGAGTGAAAACTCCAGTGTGGTCCCTCCTGTGGACTGACCTCCACAGAAGCCCACGGAAGTCCCCGGCCGCCGTTGTGGTAGTGCATCGCCACAAAGTACCACGACTCTCCTGTCGTCGGCCTTGTCGCATTGATGCCGAAGTTGAAGTGCTCGATCGTGAGCTCCTTCCCCTCACTCCAGTAGGAGTCCAGCGGCCGAAGGATGTTGATGCTCTTGCCCTCGAGGTCGTGGTCGCCGAAGCGTGCGGCGTATTCGAGGGCCTCGTCCAACTTCTTCTCGAGCTCGATCCCCTCATGCTCCGCATCAAGTTCCTGGCACTTCTTCCTGACGGCGTCGAGCTGCGCCTGTGTCTGCTTGTCGACTCGTATCATCAGAACAGCTTTCCTTGGTTGGTAGGAGTATAGTTGATCGGCTCGTCGGAATCCTCGTCCCACTCTTCGTCCTCTTCGTCGGAGCGATCGTCGATAGCCTGCTCGATCCACGGAGGCGCTTCCCACTGCTCATGGCAGGCCATGCACTCGAACCGAATGCTCTTCACGTTCGAGTGGTCCTCATCCACGACATCGTCGACAGCGATGCGCCCGTCGTTTAGGTGGACCTTGCTCTTGATGAGATGCTCACGGACCTCGAGCATCGAGATATCAGTGGACCCACACTCGGGGCACTGGAGCTTTCCAATGCGCTCTGGGGTCTGGACGTCCGAAGCGCTGAATCGATGCTCGACCTCGAGCTTGCGCTGCTCGTCCAATGCCCTCAGATCATCCATAGAGCTCTTTGGCACGTGGATGTACCAGCCCATGTGGACGGCGTGAGAGAGCATGAAATGAATCTTGCCCTCGAACTCGTCCATGGCGCCCTCTTCGTAGGGGTTGGTGACGTCCGTCGCACGCTGCATCAGGTCCCGCACAGCCTCCTCAGCATCTCGGTTCTTGATGGCCCAGCGCCCACCGTCGTTCGCCTCGTAGCCGATGAGAACCTCCGCTTTACCGAAGGCGTCGATTCGACACTTGAACGGAGGGAGATGCTCTCTGGGCAGGCGATATCCCTCCTCGACCTCCACGTCTGCTGGAACGCACCGGCTCTTGCACCGAGGACACACTCCGTCGTCTGTCTCTCCCTTCAGCCAGTTTCCCCCACAGGTCGTACATGTTAGTAGCATTTGATCCTCTCCTCACTGAGGTCTACGTATTCGTAGCCCTCACCACCATACTGTTTTGCTGCGAACACCAAAAGACGAATCACCACGCCTAGCTCCTTGGCGGAGAGGAGCGGTGAATCGTTGATCCGACACTTCTTTCTTTTCTTGGTCTCTCGAGGTCCATCCCAATCCCACGTGCTCAAGTCTTCTGGATCGTTGAGCTCACCTGGGACAACAATGTCGTGGGTGAAGTCGAAATACCCACTTTGGGGCTCTAGTTTGATCAACATTGGACCCTCTATTCTACTTCACCCCCTTCGACCGGTCGAGAATCTCGTTGACGAGCTTCAGGGTCTCCTCCAGTCCAACGCTGTCGACAAGAAAGTGTAGCTGCTCGAGCGGTCCACTGTTGTTGACGTTTGACGCAGACCTGGACGCCACCTCATGGACGAGCTCGAGTAGAAGCTCCGAGTCCACTAGCTGCTCAGCTAGGCTACTGAGGAGCGCATCTGGTGGGACTGGAATGAGACCGTAGTCGATGCACTCCCTCACTATTTCCTCGTTGTCCTGCGGGAAGTGGGTACGGCCGACGAAGACCTTCGAGAGCTCTGAGCTCTTTTCCCGGACATCGAAGTGAAACTCCGAGTCGTCTTCTGAGTCATCGCACGACATGTCTGTGGTGAACAAGTACGACATTTGATCATTCTCGTTGCCGCTCTTGTAGACGTGATAGACCTTCACGCCGTTATGCTCGATAAAGAGCTCGGGCTCTACCCAGCGGTATGGCATCAGATAAGTCCCTTCTTCTCGGCGATCCAGTCAGAAACAACGAGGTCTCCAACGTCGCCGATGTTCGAGGCCTCCATGATCTCAGAGTCGTCATCCACCTGCGACCACGGAATCCACCGCTCATTCTTGTCGAGCTCGTTGATGGCTTCATGGTCGCACAGCACCGCTCCTCTGGTTTTCGCCTTCACCTTGGCATCCTCCAAGACGAGGACGTCGTCTCTTCTCTTTGTGCTCTCTGGTACGGACACTTGCTCCTCCTATGGGTGTTGCAGATCGTATCTTTCGATCATGCTGTTGATCCACCTGGTCGTCAGATGCCAGGCAACGTATTGTTCAGTCACGAACGTGGCTCCTCCTCTGAACCCGCCTGGGTGTGGAACCTCGCAGATCTCGGCCCACTCTGTCCACCAATACCAGTCTGGATGGTGGCGCTTGAGGTAGAGCTGCACGAGCGGAGTGACAGCGTGCATGGAGCACCCGTCGTCAGAATAGACGACGATCCCTCTCTTGCGCTTGAGCGGCTTCCACTTCGGCATATTTCCAAATATGTCTTCAAAGCTAACAGAAAGCAGCTCCTCAGCCTGCAGTGGCCAGTTCTCCACTGGCTCTCCTCCCGGTACTCCCCACAGGCGCTTCGCTGCCTTGAGGAGCCAGTCATGTTCATCCTCTCCTTCAGCCGGTATCGTTTCGCTAAAGACGACGAAGGAGGGGTCGGAGATTGACATGTACCCTCCTAAGAAAAGGGGCCGAGCCCGGCGGCAGTGTGGGGGGGCGCACCACCTAACCGGGACTCGGCCTTCATGTATCTTATAGCAAAGAATTTGATCTGACTACAAAGTCGTAATCAAATGGTCGAGAAGATCTGCGAGGTTCTGCTTGAGCGCCTTCTTCCTGAGCCATCTCGGCGAGACCGGATTCCAGCACGAACCAGTCCAGTTATCCGCCTCGATCTTGATCAACATTGGGTCAGCTGAGCGCCAGTTGTCCTCCATCCTGATCTCAGCCCACCAGCGAATTTCCGTACGTACAGCATCAACATCGTCCCTGCAGGTAAGCTGCTTTTTGATCTGGTTCAGCCTAGTATTCATGTTTTTCATGATCAGAGACTCGAGTGTTTTGTAGCGAACTCCCTTCGCACGGCAGAGCCCGTGGAACCACCTAGCTGAGAGGTTCACAGCTATCCTTACTTCGATCATGCGTTTTCCTTTCGTGTAGCTGAGAGCTCGCAAGCCGGGACTTAGCCGAGCGGAGCCCTTAGGCGAAGCGAAGGCGTCCAAGGAGGCTTGCGAGCTCTCGAGATCTAGTAGCATCTCGCACCAGCTTATCGAGCTGTATGCTCTGCCCCATATACTTCGTATATGGGGCTGTCAGACTGCAGCTCGTAAGCTGCGTGCTGGGGGGGGGGGGGAGGGGGGGTCAGGCCGCCCGCAGCGTCCGGAGGAACTCGTCGGCGTATCCGTTGTACCTGCGGCTCTTCGGGTAGCAGAACTTGGCAGACCACCAGCGATGGTCGACAGCCGGATACGCAAGGGCAGCGTCAAACGATGTGCGCATCGCAACCTCGGGCTTCTCGATGATCCACTTCGGCTTCTTCGTCTTCTCGTCGATGACCTTGCGATTGAAGTTGTCCTGATTCCAGGCGGCGTGCCCGACGCCCAGGCTCACTTCCCCGCTTTTGACCTCTGGTATCTGGAGCGTGCGGTTCAGCGTGAGCACCTGCATGCGCCCAGGACCGAATCGGTGGTCAAAGTGGACAGGCTTCTTGTCCCGCTCATCGGTGGCGTAGGCCTGCACGCACACCATGTCCATCTCGCCGGCGGTGTCGGCATTTGCAGAGTTCTCGATGTGGTACGTGAAGGTAGTCATCACGTTGCGTGCTTCCTTGAGCTCGCAGACTTCACGCTTCGTCTTGACCAGGTAGTCTCCTGCAGCATCGTACGGGGTCTTTGTCGTGATCGTTTCAACGCCGTCTGAGGACATGCTCCTGGTCACATAACCAGAGAAGCCGATCACATCGTCCTCGCCCCAGTTGAACTCCTGGTCTGTTTCCCACTCGGCCACAGGACCAACGGACATGAGGATGATCATCTGATCCCTCATCTTGTCTATCTGCTCCTTGACCGGATATGGCCATGTCGTCAGACCGATTTCGAGCGCATACGGGTCAGCAAGCTTGAGCGCCGTCTCCACGTCCTTCGGTCCCCAGCTGAAGTCGACTGCCATGTCAGAGTCGTCGATCATCAGCGCCATCATGTCGAATCTCAGTTCCTCTGCGAACCAACTGAAGAACTCGGGCGTCAGGACCGTCTTCGCTGGAAGATCGATCCACATCCCCAAGCTCGTATTGTCCAGATCGTACATTGTTGCCTCCGCCATCCAGTTTACAGGTGCTTGGCCAGCTCGGCCAACTTCTTCTTGGCGTTGTGGACATGGAGACCCAATGGGTAACCTCGAACATCTTTGTCGTGCTCGAGCGTAATGAGATCGGCTATGAGACTCATGATCTTCGCCTTTGTTCGCTCCCTCCGTTTCTTGTCCAAAGCGTCCCCCTTTTCGTTATGAGAATAGTAGACCGTAGTGTACCCTAGCCAGAAAGGAGATCAGAAGTGTCTCATAATCAACGGTGTGATTGCCCCGCCTGTCGGGGCCTAATTGTTCCGGGTAGACCTCTGCCCGTCAAAGAGATCCTCGACAATGTGGTGCACCAGATGGTGCGTCACTCCGAAGGAAAGGATCTCAGAGCTGGAGGATTCACCCCGGAGATGCTGACCCTGATCGCCGCTCAGCCAGTGATCATCGACGGGGAGCCTCGCCTCCTCAAGTTGCACGCTGAGCAACTCAAGGGCGGGTGGAAGGTCTGGGTGTGCGGCGCACCCAGAAACTTCGTCAGGTTCGAGGGCCCGCTGACCGGCCACGGTTGGCGACGGCCTGAAAGCTCAGGCGTCTACTCCCGTCCAGGGGTCGTCAAGATTCTCTCGCCCGCCGGTCCCATCGAGCTCGAGCTCGTCTAGTCCCCACGGCCTGCCCGGCCTTCTCCTTCCCCAGGGCAATTTCTTAGCTGCAAATCCTGATCGATCAACTTACTTTCTTATGATCCGGCTCACATTGATACCACGAAAGGTAATCGCCATCGCACGTGCATCGGGCTCGATCTCTACGATCTTAGCTATTGAGTCGTGAGAAACACTACCCAAACTCTGGGGTTTGAGTGGTGGAATAATCTGGCGTCGGTAGGACGCCTCCCGTAGCTTGTCACGAATGTAGCTTCCTGCCGTGTCAACCCTGTCGAGTGGACCGTACACTGGAAGCTCTTCAACCTTCCTATGCTCACGTCGTGGGGGTGGAGGACGTTCTATCGAGCCGCCGGGCTTCAGAAAGGATCTGTCCTCTTTCCACCAGCTGTCCCATTCCCAATTATCGGGCTCAGGCGCTGCGATGAGCTTGTCGACGGCGACGCCTACCTGCTCATCGTACTCGTCAAATAGCTTCTCGTCGTCCATTGAGGAACCCTTCTGCCTTCTCGAAACTCCTGACCTTCTTGAGGTGTGGCAGAGCTCGAATGATTGCGCCACCATAGTTCTTCGTGATCAGTCGGTTGTCGGTGATGACAACTACCCCACGATCTTCCTTGGTCCTGATCAGTCTGCCAATTCCCTGCGATAGGGCTATCGTTGCGTGTGGCACAGCTCGCTTGAAGAACGGACTGCCTCCGTTGCGCTCGATATAGTCGCCTATGGCATCCTGTATGGGATCGGTCGGAACCGGGAATGGGATCTTATCGATCAGCAACCCCGTGAGTGCCTCACCCGGAACGTCAACCCCCTGCCAGAAGCTGGCGACGCCGAGGAGCACCGAGTTGACGTCCCGCTTGAATTCCTCGAGGAGCTTCATGCGAGGGGCATGACCCTGCTTGAGAATTCGGTATGGCAGCTTCGCCTTCATCAGCTGATCGTACACGTAGTTTAGACTACGCCAGCTTGTGAACAGCAGCAGCGTCTTTCCGCCGCACAGATGGATGAGCTCGAGCGCATATCCAGCTACAGCGTCGTAGAAGTCCTCGGCTGAGCTCTGGTCCCTCGTATCCGGAGGAGGCATGTCTCTGGGAACGACAATGATGCCCTGTTCCTTGAGATCAAATGGGCTCGGAGCGATGAGCTCGCCGGCGTCCATTGGAATGCCCAGCTGGTCTCTGATGAACTCGAAGGAGCTTCCGGAGGTCATCGTAGCGCTGATGAACAGGGCACTGTTCACTCCGCTGTAGAGCACCCCCGGCAGGATCTCGTTGACGAGGATGGGCGCTCCGTGGACGAAGAAGCGCTCGGGCGGCCCCTTATCCTTCGAGAGCCAGTAGACCCAATCCTCGTTTGCCACGTCCTTCGCCTGGTAGAGGTGGTTGATTGCCTCTCCAATGAGCTCTCCTATTGCCTCGGCCTGAGCCTCGAGGACCTCGTTGTCCGTGCTGTTGGCCACACGGGCGGCCACGGTACTGGCTCTCGTGAGGAGCTCTGTCAGCGTCGTGATGTCTGCCCAGCCTGCCTGCTCGAGCCTGAAGTTCTCCCAGCGCCCGATTATCTCCTTGATCTCCTCGAAGAGCCTGTCGGAGGCGTCGATGATACGGCGGGAGAGGTTGCTCTGCATACCTTGGTGCGGCCGGACCCAGTCGGCGATGTTGCGGAAGGTCCAGCTAGAGAGCTGCCAGCCGAGAGCGCTCCTGGCTACGTCTTCGAGGTCGTGGGCCTCGTCACAGATGAGGAGCTGGTGCTCGGGTATGAGGAGCCGAGCCTTGAGGAGCACGTGGTAGTTGCACACGATGATGTTCTTCGAGATCGCCTTGATCCTAGCGACGTTTGCGAAGCACCCACCTTTATGGGGGCACTTACCCCCAAGGCACTCCCCTTGTCCGGAGCTGATGCGCCGCCATTTCTTGTACTCGAAGCTGAGCTCGCTCTTGTCTCCTGTTTCTGTCCTGTCCGCCCAGGCCAGGATATCTCTGTCCTCCTTCATCGTCGTGTAGTCTGTCTGCTGCTTTGATCTGAAGTCCAAGAACTTCCTGGTGCAGAGATAGTTGTTGCGACCCTTGAGGAGGCCGTAGGTGAACTCTATCGGCATGATGCGATCGAGCGTCGGCAGGTCCTTCTCGATGAGCTGCTCCTGGAGTGCGATGTTCGCCGTTGCCACGATGACCTTGCTGACCTTCTTGGAGTCCACGCTGAGTATCGCCGGCACGAGGTATGCGAACGATTTGCCGATTCCAGTGGGGCCCTCCGCCACGAGGAAGCGCTCCTCCTCAACAGAGCTGTGGATTGCTCGAGCAAGCTCGATCTGTCCTGGTCGAATCTCGTAGTTGCTGAAGTGCTGAGCGAACACGCCCTCTTCGCCAAAGATGTCTTCGATCGTGGTCATTGGTCTATAATCCTTACTTGATCGGCAAGCCTCTCCAAGTCCTGGTATTTGAGGCGCTTGAGGTGTACAACCATCAACTTCTCTTCTGGTTTCAGGAGCGATTGTGACTCCTCGACGAACTCACAGATCGTATCTACGCCGCAGCCGTCTCCGTTTTCTGGTTCGATGAGAACAACCTTCTTCCCTCCATTTCTACCGACTAGAAGAGCTAAAGCAAGATCGATCTCCTTCTTCCCGGCTTCGAGGATTTGCTTGTTCACAGCAAGGATCTTCTGAAGCTTGGGACGCAATGGAACAACGTTATTATTAGACATTTGCCCTCCTTTGCTAAGGATATTCCATCGCTGATCTTATAGCACTAAAAAGTGGGAAGGGTGCCCACGGCCGCCCGAAGACGACCGTGGGCTGGGGAGTTCATGACACCTTTACCTTACCACTTTGTTGGCAGTAAGGGCAGGTGATCGTCCACGAGACCTTGTTCAGGAATGAAACGTCCACCATGAGGTGGCCGCCGCAGATGGCGCACTCGAATGGCCCCTCGAGCTCGACGTGTTCGCTTGGAACTCCATCAAAGCTCGATGTGAAGCCACGGAGTACATTGAGCTCGGCCTGAACGCATTCGATCAGGCGACCACATCCATCCTCCCCAAGATTTCCGATATGGAGCTCCTCCTCCATCCCCATCCGCTTCCGCATCCTCTCATAGGCCTCTGGTCTCTCCATCGGCCACTCTTGCCACAACTTGTCAAAGAAGTGGTGAGCGACCTGTCTCATGACTCGTGTTCTCTGGGGAGCTGGTACTCCCATCGGCCTCCCATCTGCGTGAGCAGCTACTGTGCCATGACAGCGGGTCTTCTTCCACTGATCACAGGCATAGTACCACCCATGGTGTGAGTGACGTAGTCTCAGTGTCCCCGAACATCCGGGCTCTGGGCACGGCATCGGAGTCTCATTGACTACCTTGTTATCTTCTTCCACGGATCAGACCTCCTCAGTGCAGCATAGCAGACTGCTGAGCTGCCGCCGGGAGCGTGAAGTCGGTTCCGTGTTCCCGGTTGTTGGCAATGATGAGCATACGGCGAGCTTCATGCAAAGCCAGCCTCTGGTCGACCACGATCGACACAGAACCGTTTGTGATTCGCACCTTTGTCTTCGGCCCGAACTCGAGCTCCTCGACTACACGCTCGATGGTGTCGAACGAGACGCCCATATCACGAAGACGGCGGGCGATGCCCAGGTGGAAGAACTCCTCGAGATGGAAGGCGTACCATCCCCGATCGTCGTCCCTGTTGCCATAGGTGAGTCCTCTGTCGATACAGCTGCGCACCCAGGCTCCTGACGTCCTGCCGCTACCGGCCCTCTTCGGCGGCCCAATAACCGTGTCCAGCGCCGAGGCCGTTGCTCCGGTATGTACCTCCTTGAGCTCAACCATCACCGACCCCCCACCTTCTCTTGGCACGCAGATTGGAGTTCCCTCACTGCGTTCCTGATGTTGAGGGTCCTGGTCCCTTGGTACGACTCGAGAACGTCGCCCACCACATCCCTGGCCTTCCTGGCCTCCTCTCTCGTCAGTGTCGCTGTGTGGCGGGCATAGAGGCGTCCGAGGCCGCTCTTCAATGCCCTGTTGAACTGATCATCTTTGGTTTTGAGATGCACTATTCCCTCCTAAGGTTGGAGCTCGTCGACATGACGAGCTTGGTTCCGCCTACATTGATCTTATAGCGAAAGAAGGGAACGCCTCTCAGGACGAGAGGCCCAGAAACAGAAAAGCCGCCGGGCTTTCGCCAAGCGGCTCTCTTTTGGTCTCTAACCTCCGGGTCCTCCCACCACCCTTCGGCCCTGGTTTCCCAGGTTGACCTTGCCTTCGCCTTCCTCCGGTTTCCCGGCCTTCCGGCTCCAGCCCCCGACCTAGCTCCTGCTCCGCTCCACCAGCTCGTTTTCACTCCCTGGCTTCAGCGCTCGGCCGAGCTCGGCCTCCCTCGCCCTCCTGGCTTTCACCCCTCGGGTCTGGGGTTGCCCTTCCTTCGACCGGCTCTCACCGCCCGATCTCCCGAGCAACTTGATGGGTATAAACCAGGTCGATGGGGCGTGTCAACAAAAAAGTGAATCGATTGCAGGGGCAGGAATCGAACCTGCGACCTCTGGAACATGAGCCCAGTGAGCTACCAGCTTGCTCTACCCTGCGACAAGGGGCGCTCCCACCATAGCGCCCCGGCGAACCCTTGATCTCACATTGTCTTCCTCGAACTTGGAGTGTTTGATCTAATCTGCAACATGCAACCGGCTCTTCCCTAGCCGTTGGTTCTCTCAGATGATGAGTGACCTGCTATCGCATCGGATCTTGCCTCCCTTCGTCTTCAAGTTCGTAGAACGGCCCACAAACGAGAAACAGTGGCAGTCTCAATCGTAACTGGACCCGAGGAGAATCTTCAAGAAGAAACGGGCTTGGCTTGTACTGTGCCGACGCTGTCCTGGTACTTGGACTTGAGCTCCTTCGTTCCATACGGGCGGTTCACCTCGCCGAGCATTGTGTGGAATCGCAGCTGACAGATCGACATATCTCGTCGGAGAACGATCCTAGAGTTGCTCACGTTCTTGAGCTCGAGCGTGATGTTTCCACGAAATCCGGGGTCGATGAAGCCCGCAGTGATATGCACAGCGAGGCCCATACGTCCAAGCGAGGACTTGCCGTCGACAACACCGATCAGGGTCGTTGGAACCTGAATGCGCTCCACGGTAGACGCAAGTACGAACGCATCCGGCGCCAGGATGAACCCGCTCTCCGGGATCTCCTCTTCCGCCATCGGCGGAACCTTTCCGGGCTCCACGAGAACGAAGTATGCCTGATTGGCCCGATACCGTCTGATTCCTGGAGCCAGGTGCAGATCGATCGACGCCGGCTGAAATGCCTCATCTGGCGGCATCGGATCGATGACGATCCGCTCATGCTCTAGACCCATGTTGATCCGATTCTGAATTTCTGAGTCACTCAGTATCATCTGGCCCTACTCCATACGCAATCATTGTTCTTTCGATCTCACCACGCTTCATCGAACATCTGAAGCATTGGCAGGTCTCTTGATTGTGCCCCTTAGGACACCGAGGGTGGTGTGCCCGCTCCTTCCACTCGCCCATGCTGGATGCGTATGTCCACCCCGAGCACTCGCACTCAGCGGGCTTGTCTGGAGGGAGCATGTGCTTCGGCAGCATCAATAGTTCCTCACTTCCCAACACACGACGTTCCGGCCTGGAAGCTCTCCGACCAGAATGTCGTAGGCAGTGAACTCATAAACACTACCAGGATATTGATCGAAAACCCAGTAGAGATCCTCGAGCGCCGGCTCGTTGAAGAAGCGCTGGACCACCGCAGGCATGTGGGTGTTGAACACGCTCAGACGCTCTTGGGCAAAGGCTGCCCTCATGTGCGTCTTGGCTGTCGAGTACTCGACGCCGTAACCGTGCGGGTAGTCGTGGATCTCTCCCTGGATCGTAATGAAGGGGTCGGGAGAGGCCTCGTAATAGCGCACTGGGTAGTTGTATTGCTTCTTGAGCTGTGCGCCGATCTCGATGGCCTCCTCATAGGTCTTGTGGTGGAAGTAAGGGAGACCAGGGACACCAACGACACGGACTCCAACCAACCAGTCAAAGCCCGCATCGACGGCAGCCTTGAACGACTCCTCCGAGTCCCAGATGCGGAAGCGGTTTCCGAGGAGCCCCCGCTGGAGGAGATCGTACATTTCAGACTTGTTCTTGATCATTCTTCTCTTTCCACACGCCGAGACAGAGCTGGAACTGTCCCACTTCCTCGATAGCGCAGAGGATGTCTCCGTGCTCGTTGAGCAGCTTACGCAGCCTCCTCTTGAGCCCGTCGACTGACAGTGCCGGTCCAACATTGTCGAATCCAGTGCTGTCGCAGAACAGGCTCTCTATTCGATCGTACTGATCGTCGAAGTCGTCGGCTGCATCCCCCACGCTCGGAAACGGGAAGGGCGGCATGCTGTCGATCTGCTCCTCTGCACATATCAGATAGGGCTCAAGCTTCTTCCTCTTGGCCTTCACTCCCTGCTCTCGGTTCATCGCCCTGATCGTTGCCAGGTCCCACATTGGTCCCCTCCTTTCTGATCATAAGACTTTCTGAGAAGTGCATGAACGTGCCCTTCTTGTTTGTGAGCTTGCGCTCGTCGGCGCTCGCTACCGTGTGCGGCCCATAGGCCGCAGGACTCCCATCGTGGGAGCCTCTGATGAATACTGTGTCTCCGTCGCTCACGTCGTCCCAGGTGGTCGACCTGAACTTAGTCATGTCTCTGTACATCGCCATGTATTACCTCCCTTATGATCGAGATGCACTCCTCATAGGCCTCGATCATTCCCCGCCGATGCTGGTCAACGGAATCGAAGGTCTCCTCGTCAGCCAGCTCCTCTAGTTTATGTTTCTTCTCCATGATTCGCTCGATGGAGTCGTGCCCCACATCCCTCGGTAGCTTGAGCGGCGCCTTGAGCGTCATGTCGATCAGCTTCTTGTGCTTCTCGACAGCCTTTATCTTTTCGTCCTCGTGCTCACACCCCTCGCAGGGCATCTCGATCGAGTTCTTGCAGCTGAGGCATGGATACGGAACCTTTGCGTAGAGATTCGTGTGGACGGTGGCCATCGTGATGTACCTACTCGTCTTCATCTTCATCGTCGGGTCCGTCTTCTTCTGGCTCATCCTCATCTCCTTCAACGATCACTGTAGCACCTCGAGCTCGTTGTGACCCTTCGTTCCACGTGTGCACTGGCTCCATCCACCACAGGTTGGGCTCGAGCTCGCCGTACTTCATCCAGGCATATATCGGACAGGCTGTTCCTCGACAGTCAGGTCCCCTGGTTGTTCCTCCATTGCACTCGAAGCACATGGCCTTCATGGCCCTCGGCCTAGAGAGGCCGGCTGTGCGGAGCTTCTTGATCGCATACCTTATGCAGCGGTCTACCCAATCACAGCGCTCATCGGTGCAGTCTGGGTGATCTTCCTCGTACTCCCCGTAGCAGCCCGGAACATCGGCGAACATCAGAGCTCCTCCAGGTCTAGTTGATCCATTTGATCCCAAGCCCACTCTTGTGTTGTGACCGTGACGACGTATTCGCTTGAAATTACGTAGACGCCTCCTCCAAATTCTGCTCCTCTCGACGTGACGTTGCTGTACTCGAGCATGATGGCAGAGTTTTCTGGTCTCCACTTCTCTATGAATTTACGGAGGAATGCTACGTGCAGACGGATATCCTCTCCAGTATCCCCAGAGCTCATAGAGACGAGCTTCTTGCCCTCAACGTAGATAGATGGTTTCTGATCAGGTAGGTCGTTCACCCATTCCTTTATCCAGTCCGGCCAGTCTTTTTCACTACCGCTCTCCGCAACTCGAGCAATGTCGTTCACCATCTGCTCGATCCACTCCTTCTCCTTCTTCTTGATCTTGTCGATGGTCACATACCAGAGGGTCCCGCAGTCCATGCTTCCTCCGCCATTCCTCCCACCCCCTCGCAAACGGGAGCAGGCCCAAAACAAACGTGATCGCCATGATGACGATCACCCCAACGCAGTGTGGACACATGATGTCCTCCTAAAACTGGATCGGTGACTGTGTAAGCCACCGATCCTTCCGGTGATCTTATAACTATGATCTCGGTCCTCTGTGCGAGGCTCCGGTCTCCGGTCTCTTCTTCTGTAGTGCTCTCCTTTCTCTGTGTCCTGGAATGTGGATTCCTTCCTTCTCAAGCCAGTACCGAACCGCATAGTAAGTCACGCCGTACATGTTGGCGATCTGTGCGATCGTTTGGTTCTGTATCAGGTGCTCGAGCTGTAGCTTGTTTGGCCGATGCTTCACCTTAGCCTTCGCCTTGTCCCGACACTCCTTGCTACAGTACTTGGCTCGGAGCCTGCGACTCCAAGGGACATGAAACCCTTTGCCGCAAATGAGACAGTGTTTCTTCACCCTCTTGTGGCGAGCCATAGACCGGCTCTTGTCTCCACATCCGCTCTTGTCTCCACAGGTCTTGCGCTGGTGTGCGTCTGACTTGTTTACCTTGAACGTCTTCCCGCAGATCACACACTTCTTCCAGACAGAGCCGTGGTAGCTCTTGTGCTGACCAAGACACTGGCGAGAGCAGAAGCGAGCTGAGTCCTTCCTCGAGTGAACTACCTCGAACTCAGCGTCGCACCACTCACACCTTTTCTT